CTTGATATTGGTGGATTAGGACACGAACGATTTGGTCGTCGTGGTTTTGATAATCCAGATGATCTACACGATTGGTTTAAGCGTGATGAAGATCAAACCGATTGGAGACAGAGGGATTGACTTACGAAGAGTTTATACACAAAGGCACCGAACATTATATGGATATGGTGCGTTTGATTGATATCAAACTCAAATATCGTATGCCTCTTTCAGAAGAAGAAAAAGAAATCAATGATTACATTATGGAGTTTCAGCACAATGCTAAGATTAATGAGTTGAGAGATAAGTTTGAGAAGTGCCTGAATGTAGAAGAAGAATGAAACCTTTTGTATTAATCGCTTGTTTTTTACCGATTGTTGTGATATGGTTAGTGATGAAACTATCTCTATGGTTGTCCTCTAGTGTAACAGAAGTCAATTATGTCAGAGAAGATGCAAAACGACCACACGGACCCTATGTGGAGAACCCATATGAAGACACTGACAGAGAGAATGAAGAGGATTGAGGTTGCCGAAGTGATTGATGAAGCTATCTGGCGATGGTATTTTGAGAACGGTAAGGAAGTTCCCAACTGGAAGTATCAAAGAGATCCCCAGTGGTGGACGGACTACCTGGAAGAACTTGACAATCAAGACTAGATACCTTATAATCGTAGTATATAACTCCTTAATCATGGACTACAAACCCTACAGTGTAGAGTGGAGCAGGCGGAGATACCTTGCCGAAGCAATCCAACAATACTTTGATACTGATGCTCCAGTGGATGTAATCTTGGACGATATTGTCAATATTCTCCATGAATCTGTTGTGGAGAATCAGACTCGTGCTGACAAGTTTCAAGAAGTTATTAACGGTATGAAATTCTTCTGTAATAAAAACAAAACATGACCGGTGGTATTCAACCTGGCATGGTTGCAACAGATGTACATGCTAAAAAACTTGATGATCAATGTAAAAATCAAAAACAAAATCTTTTTAATGAACTAAGAAGTTTATACTCAGATTTAAAAATGCAAAGAAAACTCACTAAGAGTCAAATTCCTGGTGGGAAAGGTGCATGTGAACCTGATGGTGGTGCTTGGTTCTATCGTGATATTTTGATTGCTGTTTTTGAAGGAAAAAAACAGCAAGATCGTGGTAATGCTATCGAACGTTGGTTCAAAAATAACTATATTTGTCGTAAGATTAATCCTAAAGTCAGCTATGTTACGTTTTGTACTGGTGAGGGTGCTTATGATGATGGGCAGATTGGTAAAGCACTGAATATTTCACATCTTGAAGGATTTAATAAGTATAATCCTGGAGACAATACAGCATATCTCAAACCTAATGGGTTTACTAGTGAAGAGATTTATACTATTATGAAGGAAGTGTTGATTGAGAGGATTGAAAATGAAACTACCTAAACCACTGTTTATTTGGGCAGGTGGTAAGAATAAAGTCCTAAAATATCATACTCCATATCTACCCAATAATGTAACTGAATACAGTGAACCATTCTTTGGTGGCGGTGCAATGTTCATTTATGTGATGAAGCGTTATAATCCCAAGAAGGCATATATCAACGATATTAATGAAAGTATTATTAATATCTATCGTAATATTAAAAATAATGTAGAAGATTTTTGTAAAGTTGTTGATGAGTATCAAGGTAAATATTTGATTCTTTCAAAGGAAGATCGTAAGAAGTATTTTTTTGAGATACGTCATCAACATGCCTATGACTATGAAAACTGGAGTAAAACTTTTGAGGCAGGAACACTTTATTTTTTGATGAAAACTGGATTTAATGGAATCTGGCAAACTAATCAGAACACAAATGGGCGGTATGGAACTCCTTCAGGACTATTGAATCAAAAAGATAAGATATATGACAAAGAAACTGTATATGAATGGAATCATATGCTAAAGAATGTAGATATTCACCATGGAAATTATTCTGAGTGCCCATCAGGTGATTTAAACTATCTTGATCCACCTTATCGTGATAGTTTTGCTGATTATGGTACTGGATGGAATGATCAGCGCACAGAAGAACTGTTAGAATATGCAAAGAATCTTCCTGGTACTGTTCTGTTCTGTAATCGTTGTGATGGTACTAACTTCTTTGAAAGTCGTAAAGGTGATATGAATCTGATTACATTCCCAATCACCTATACTGCTGGACGTAGAAAGAAAACAGAGAACGGATTTGAGGCAAAAAAAGCAACAGAAGTTCTATTGTGGAGAGTATGATTGTGGGAGATTATGTGCCAATGTTTTCTACTCCTATTTTCATAGGAAAAGTTTTTAAGGATATTTCTCCCATTATTGATGAATGTAAAAAACAACAAAATTTATGTAAAAATGGTAGAACTCTATCAAATCGTGGCGGATGGCAAAGTAAAGATATTACTAATAAACTATTGGATGATTATATTTTGAAACAACTTAATGAAGCATCTTCTTTATGGGGTTTTAAAAATAAAATTAAAATTTATAACTTTTGGTTTAATGTAAATAAATCTGGAGATTACAATATACCTCATTTTCATACAAACTCTTTACTCTCTGGAGTTTTATATTTAAAATGTCCAGAGGGAAGTGGAAGGATTATTTTTGAAAATCCAATATTTCCACTTTTAGAAAGTTATATTAATGAAATACCAAGATCTCAAACACCAGTCAGTTCATATCATTTTACTTTTACCCCAAAGAAATCTTCATTGCTTATTTTTCCATCTTGGGTTCGTCATCACGTTGAATCTGGAAACTTTGAGGGTGAGAGGATTTCTGTTTCCTTTAATGCTTTTATATAAAAATCATGAAACTCATTAATCTCAAACATCGTGAAGACTTTGGACACGATTACAATGTTCAGATCTTAAATGTTAAGAACTGGTCACTGCTTCAAGTGTCAGTCAGTTGGAATGATTACCCATCTTTGCCCTATCTTCAAGTTACATCAGGATCCAATGGTCTTCTTGGTGTCTTATTCTGGGCATATAAGTTTGGACTAGATATTGATATTCTCTCCCGCACCTGGAGGTGGGATTTTGCAAAGGAAGTGGATGAAGAACAATACGACTACACTGAACTGGATTGAGTATTACTTCGGGCACTGTTTTCAGACAGGATGGAGAGAAATCTGGAACAACTTTAAGATGTGGAGAGATCTCATCAGTGGGAACTATGAGGGTTATGCTTTACTGAAAGAGGACGATGCATATCAAGAATGTTATGAATGGTTCTGGGCAAGTATCAATATGGATGAATGCCTACCAAAGGAGTTTATTGAGCACTTATTAGAATTATGTGATAGAGTAGATCGTGGTGAGGAGAAACTTTACTCCGTAGATGATTTAGAAGAGTGGATGGAGGACACTTGAGGAACTGGCACACTCACCCTAGAAAAGGGTGAAACTACCCCTATAATGAGTATATTCAAAACAGACCAATGACTTACAAAGCAACTCTCAAGGTTAAGTTTGATACTGAATGGACTTCCACCCATTACAGTAGTGGTTTTGATGATATGATGCTCCCAGAAGAGCATTACACTTTTGAGGTTCCTGCTGAAGACCTTAACACTCTTCAACTGTTCCGTTTCTTCGCAACTGTTGCTCGTGCAATGGGTCACAATGACATCAGCATTATGAAAGGTGCTTGTGGTGTCGCATTTGGTGAAGACCGCAGCGAAGAAGATATGCGTAAGGTTGCTGATGAGTTCGAACTGACTTTGGGTGAAGACCTGAGGAAGAAGTTTGAGGATATGCAGCAGGCAGAAGAAGAGTGGGCACGACTGGAAAAAGGTCCTATGGGCACTGTCCTAACTGATGAGAACGACCAATGAGACGAGTCACTGTAAGACCTAAATCCAGCAAGGCAAAGAACTGTCTTGCTAACTCTATGGATGGTAATCCTATCTGTGTTGTTGAGCAAGACAAGGGAGATGGTATGCTGTTTCTTGCTAGCGAGAACCAGAAATACTTCTTTTGGGTGAATGTAAGCGAAGATTGCCACTGGGAAACTGAATGGGAGGTGTTATGACTAAAGCACAGCAGATTATGAAATCCTATGATAGAAAGTGGGTAAGTATGAGAAACAAAAACTGCTATGATAGGAAGTATGCCATCGCACACCTTATTCGTGAGACGGCACATCAAGTTCTCCCACACAATCCCAGTCACACATTCACTGCCTGGAAACAGGAAATGCTA